CATCTTTCTATACTCTTTGAAAGCACTACCATTATTTAGTACATTAATATAGTTCAATACACTATCACACTCATGCATATAAACTTTCACACCCCACTTCTTTGGATTATTTGATGGTAACATATGTGGTTCTTTTAAATTATATGTTCTTATACCAAATAGATTATTACCTTCTCTAGCAAATCTACTTGTACCCCAACCAGATTCTAATGCTGCTTGTGCTAGTAATAGTTCTAGGTTTACTTCTTCTACATCATTATAAAAATAAACATAGTCAACACATTGTTTTACGTTAATTAAAAATTGTTTATTACTAGTAAATTCAAAGTCTGGTCTTTGTGGTAAATTGTCTTCTGCTAATGATTTATAATGTGACCACGTTGCCCCACAAAAGGCAATTATAATCATTAACATTAATGTTCTAACTTTAGTCATTATTTTTTTACCGCAATATATTCGTATCCTGACCACTCTACGCCATCAGCATCTTTAAAACTTGGCACTTTCTTTTGAAATAAATGTAAATGCTTATGTGTTTTTTCCATAGCTGCGAATATTTTATTTGCTTGTTTTTCTGTGAAGTTGTCTAGTACATCTTTTCTAAAATTACCTAGGTAGTAAGTTCTACCAGTACCACTGCGAACACTTGGTTTAATTAGATTTTCTAATTGTATTCTCGCCTCGCCTATTCTAGCTCGTAAATACGGGTCAAGCTCTTTCCCACTTCTCACACCACTCATAATATACCTTTCTTATAGGTCTAAACCTATTGCATTTAATTTTGGCCTAAAACTATAAAATAGTTTGTTATGATTACCAGTATCACCCACATTGGCCATTTGATATAGATGTACCATTTCGTGTCCTAAAGTGTCCACAAAGTCTTTTTTGTTTCTGTAGTATGGTAACATTTCTAAATGAAATTGTTGTGTTCCTTTTCTCTTCCATTCCCATACAACCACTTGACCGTAGCAAGATTTTTTTGTCTCGTCTTTATAAATTTTTTTGATTTGTATATCATTAAAAGGCTGTAATACATTTTCAAATACGGCTTTATTAATGATTTTAAAATACTTGTTTATGTCTTTAAAAGTAGTTTTATATTTACGATTACTCACTAAATCTCTTTTAAGTATTTTTTTTACGTTTGATCTTTTAGTTGTTGTTTTTGGCACAGTCATTATCCTTAATCTTTGAGTCTTTAAGTAAGAGGCATTTATGCGTCTTATCAAGTTCCAATCTCAATTCTGTCATTACGTTATCCATAATGTAAGGTAAGTGCTGTTGTAAAATAGATACCATCTGTAAAGCAAACTGGTGACCCATTTTACTCATTTCTTGTTCCAACAGTTTACTATGATCTATCTCTTTGTTATTTTGTATAACGTGACCAATTACTGTTGTAGCATAATCATTTGCTTTCGCTTGTATGTTTGATAACAAACCCCATATCAAACCATTTACTATTAATATTGTAATTACAAACTTTTTCATTATATATTCCTCTCTTTCATATTTATAATATACACGAAAAAGAGGTGATTGTCAATAGGTATTTTGCTAGTATTTACTTGTTTTTTGAGGGGAACAAAGGGTGAACATCAAGTGTCGCACCCTTTGATTCGTATATTTTTATGGTTTTACAAAGTCGGCGTTCCAGCCAAATGCTTCTTTTACCATTTCACTTGTTAAACCTTTAAAAGATTTATTAAGTGTTTTGTTTTTCATGTCTATTAAGACCTTTGCTTCATCAGCATGTAAGCCTTCTAGCATTTGAATAAACAAAGTTTCTTTTCTTATTTTGTTTAGTTGAGCATTACCACCTTTGACAAAGTTATATAATCTCTTTGCCTCTAGTTCCAAATAAGTATGTTCTGTACCAGCTGGCGCCTCATTAGCGATGTAAGGAGGTATTCCAGGAGGTAAGTCCCATTCTATCTTTGGATCAAACGCACCTTTTAAAACCATTCTCAAATTAGGTGTATCATATCTTTTCAACACCTCAATCTTCTTTGGTTTGTCTTTTGCGTTATTGATTTTGGTAAAGATTTCACTATACAATTCTCTAGCACTTCCGGAAGTAGAAGCCATAGCTTCCATTGTCTTTGGTGATATGAGATTAGGATTTCTTTCAGCCATTTTTTATTTCTCCATATATATGTTTTCAAAAGTCATTTATATTTTCAATCAATGCTTTTAGTTTATTGTCTATAAAGTATTGTAATAGGAGCGACCTATCATTATCTTTACAGTCCTTGTACTTATTTATAATACTTTCAGAAATCTCTTTTGGTATCATAGACAAATCTATTAATTTTTTATTACGTTCAAAATACTTTCTTGTTTCACTGCCAAGAGGTATGTTATCTGTATCTGACCACTCTGCCAATCTCTTTTTGTTAATTGGTTTCTGTCTCTCGTCTCTTAAAAATATATCATCATCACTTAAAATATTTGGTACACCATCTGATCTATCACCTTTAATTATTTGTTCTCTTAAAAACACAATAGGATCAGAGTTTTCACCTATGAAACTTTTTAATAGTGGACTAAATTGGTACACATCACCATAATGTTGTAGTTGTATAAAGTCTTTGTCACCAGATATGATTAGATACTTGTCTTCTGTTCTTTGTGCAACTAGTATGGCGATTATATCATCTGCCTCACACTTCTCTACATGCATAAGTTTGTATGGTAACTTTGTAGAAAATTCTTCTCTTATCTCACTCATAATTTTAAACAAGCCATCCCAATCTATTTTACTTTCTACTCTACCTTTACGCCTTTGGTGTTTGTAGTTTGGAAATATATCTCTACGCCATGGATCAGCAGCGTCAGCACATAATACTACTTCACCAAATTCTTCTCTAAACTTTACATTGAATGCTCTTATTGTATTTAAGATACTGTGTCTAACAGCATCTTTACTTGGTAGTTCAGAAAGATCACCTCTACTCTGCGCCATCAGGTTTGAAATCATAACTTGGTTTAAATCTATTAATATCATAGGTCTATTTGAAAATCTATTGGTAGCACTGCTGTTAATCTTTTACTTACTAATGGCTCAATCAACTTTGGTTTATCACCATTTAAATATTGTCTTTCCCACTCTGTATAGTAGTTTGGTATATTTAATGATTGATCTTTTTTTTCTTTACCATAATAGTCATAAATTGTTAGAAGTTCATATTGATATGACTCTGCCGTTATTATATCAGATGTTCTTTTACTAAAGCCATCATGTTGAAATTTAGGCATTCTGATTGTTGATCTAGTCATATTAAAAAATCTAAAAAATTCATTTATTGGGTCACCATCTTTATTTTTAAAGTCTTTTAGTCTTGTCATTAAAAACTTTGCAACTCTCTCTGGTTTATAATAGTGGTCATCAACATATTTTATTTTTCTAAAATTTTTACTATAATCAGGATCGGTGGTTAACTCTGTCACCAGATTACCTGACTCTCTAACCATGTGATAAAAAAATCTACTTACCGCAGCTACATCATTGTTTGATAGTTTGTTATTTTTCCAATCATTTACTTTTAACATCATAACTTCAAACGCCATTTTACCAAAACTATAAACTCTTTCCATATGTTCTTTATATGATGTTCTACTCATTGTAATACTCCAATGTCATCTGACATACTAGACCAATCTCTACATATATCCATTACTCTTTTTCTAAATTTAAAGTTAATAAACTTATCATCTATTAGTGTCTCAAATAATTTATCTACACCAGCGCCTAGTTGTAGATTGATATGTTTCTTAAATTTAAATCTTTTAAATTCTTCAAACGCATTTACAACATGATGTTTTTGAAATGGTTTGTTTAGTTCTTCCCAAGTCTTATTGTAGAAAAAATCTTTTACTGTCATTGATAGATATGGTGTAATTAATTGTTTCTTATTATTTCTAGCGATCAACTCATGCCATAGATAACCAGCTTGATTGTTTATATCAAAGTAGTTGTCTCTAAACTCATCAAATTTTTCTTTTGATTTACCTGGACCATAATGTAACATGGCCTTTTTAGATATACCATAATAACCATCTGCTGCCCAGCCAGATAATACAACAGTCTCTTTTATCTCTGGATACACATATAAAAATGGAAAGCAACATTCAAAATGTGTTTTCTTTTTACATCTAACTTCTTTTACTAATCTTTGAAAATCGTTTTGTAAATTGTGTGTAGGTACTTCTATGACATGAATACCCCAACCCATAAGTTTGGCCACTTCAGCGGCCTTTGTAGCGTCATATGATGGC